CACCCATTCCTGCCAAGGTACCGAGCGAATCAATAATCGCTCCGATTACCAAGGAATCAAAGGCGGTTGACGCCGAACTAGAAGAAGAAGGCGAACTAAGGGGTACTAGAGATAGCGCCTCTTTGGTTATAGCTTGGAACGATACTATCGCCCGTGCTGAAAAACTCGTCCCCGGTCTAAAGGCCCCTACCTTCGATACTAAGGCTAGTCCTAAAACGACGAAGGACGCTATGTGTGTATTCCGTCGTCGTGCTCTAGCTGCCGCGTTTGACGGCGCGTCGGCTGACATCGTGAAACCACTCGTGGTTAGCAAACAGAAAGTAACTAGTCTGTCTTGTGATGCAATCCGTGTAGCCTTTATTGCCGCATCTGATGCGGCAGGACAGGCCAATAACGACCGTCACCGTGGTTCTGGTACGGAAAATCTCACCTCGGTCCAACGGACACGCCTAACCATCCAAGAGATGAATAAGCGTAACCGTGAAGCCTGGGGCGAAAAATAACCAGAAAGTAAGTATCATGTCAAAACTCTCTGTAACTGGAGCCGCTAAAGTGAGCGAGTTTAAGAAGAGCGCCAAAGGGGTCTATACTCGGGATATCTCCTTCCCGTACTTCGTCCCATCTGGCGTGCCCGGTGTTGTCACTCGTCTTGACACACCCCCTACCATCGAGACGCAAGTTTTCGACGCTGCGGCTATGCCGCCAGCCTTCGGTATTCTAGTCGTAGTAGACCCAACGAATAACGTTCGTGCGGTTACTACTTCTGACACGACCTATAGCTTTATGACTATGGGTTTCCTTGTTCGGCCATATCCGACTCAACAGAACAGTACAACTGGTGCTGTTGGCTCTGGTGCTCCGAATTCGTTGGCGTTAGCAAACGTTATGAAGCGCGGTTATATGATCGTTTCTCTTCAGAACTCTACTGCCGCAACGAAGGGTGGTCAGGTTTACTACCGCCAAACCACAAGCGGTCAGCTAGTACTTGGAGGTATTGAAGCTGGTAGTTCCGGTACAACGGCTATTACCAACTGCTACTTCACCGGTGCGGCGGACTCTTCGGGTTACGTCGAAATCGCCTTTAACATCTAATAGCAACAAAGGTCAATGGAGCCTTCCATGCTGCATGTTCCTACCCGCAAGCTGCTGGCGGGTTCCACCTCTCTCTCTGATAAGCGCATTGTGCGGGGCGTTCCTACACGGGACGGCATGATCACTTTCGATCAGCAAACCCTAGACAGCACCGGCGCATTCCTAGTCGGCCAGTTAGAAAGACTGGACCCTATTCTGCATATGCCACTCATGGACTTCTCTTGGTCGCGCGATATCGACCTACGTGAAGACGTGACCATTGCAGACGAAAGTTCGTCTTATACCGTGTCATCCTTCCAAAGCTCTGGCGGCGTGAAGGGTAGCGGTAAGGCCTGGGCCGCTCTGGATGCTACTGGCCTAGCCCGTGTCTCGATTGATAAGGGTAAGGTGGTAAACCCACTAAACCTTTGGGCTACTGAAATCGGTTTCACTGTAGTGGAACTAGAACAGTCTATGAAGCTCGGTACTTCAATCGATACTGAGCAACTTGAAGGCCTTCGCTTCAAGGACCAAGCCGATACCGACGCTATGGTGTATATCGGTGATACTGATCTTGGCCTTTACGGTCTCGTGAATGCGAACAACCGTACTGACCTATCTCAGGTTACCAATATTACCAACGTTGCTACCGGCGCGACTACTGGTCAGTCTACTTGGATGAAGAAGACACCGGACGAAATCCTCACAGACGTGAACGAAATCCTCACGTCAACCTGGAGCGCTTCCGGTTTCGCGGTCTTCCCGAATAGACTTGGCCTGCCGACTTCTCAGTATGGCTATATCGCCACTGCTAAGATTTCGGAATCCGGCAATACCTCTATCCTTACCTACGTTCTAGAGAACAATATTGCTGCGCGCTCTGCTAAGCCGCTAGAGATTGTTCCAATGAAGTGGCTGAACGGTATGGGTGTTGGCGGTACTCCGCAGACTCTAGGTACTGTGGACCGTATGATTGCCTATAGTAAGAACCCACGGTTTGTTCGCTTCCCGAAGGTTCCGCTACAGTCAACCAACGTGCAATTCCGTGGTCTCTATCAGATCATGCCGTACTATCAAAAACTCGGCGTCGTCGAGATAGTCTATCCGGAAACCGTCGCGTATAGGGACGGCCTCTAATCAAATCGTGTACTAGTCGCCCTCTCTAGTACACCCCTGTCGGCTCATATTTCCTTGTCGTTTTTGCCCTTCGCCTTGGAAGTATGAGCCGATTTCCTACACGGCAGGAAAAGTAATGAAACAAATTCTAGTTCAAAAAAACTTCGTCTTCCAAGCCCATCAAATGGATATGAGGAAGTTCGAAGTTGGTAAGACTTACGAAGTTGATGATGCTGTTGCGGATAATTGGTGGGTTCGTGCTCATGCCCAAGTACTTGGCGAGCCAGCCGCACCTAAATCCGTAGAAGGTATTTCCGTAGAAGAGGCTATTAAACAGCCTGTTCCTCATGCGAAAGCTCAAAAAGCTCTGGACGTTGCGCCACCTATGCCTGGATCGAAAGGTAAGAAGGCAACCGCTCCGGTTTTTGAAGAGCCTAAAGAAGAAAGCCCTAGTGAGTAATGACGGTAACGACTGCGAGTTTTATTCAGGACTTTCCTGAGTTCTCCGACGCTAGTCGTTTCCCTATTGCCACGATCAATTACTACTTAAATCTTGCCCAAGACATCACTTCGTCTTGGGCAGATTTTGCTGACTACGGTACGGAACTATACATAGCCCACCATTTGGTGTTGGAAAGTAGAGCTATGCAGGTTTCAGCTTTCGGTGGTCAGCCGGGAACTTTGGAACCGATCATCACTGGTAAATCTGTTGGTGGTGTATCAAAAACTGGTGAATTAGGGCCGGTTACTATAGACGGCGCTGGTATGTGGAATTCCACTAACTATGGCGTTCGCTTTTATATGTTGTGTCAGATAGTCGGTGCTGGTGGTCTTCAGTTGTAAGGATATCTTATCGTGATCAAAGGTAAGATAGAAGTAAAGACCGACAATCTAAATAAGTTGACCGAAAACCTAAGATCATTAACCAAGAAGGATGTCTTGGTCGGTATTCCTGCTGAAAAGGCGGAACGTCAGCCCGATCCTTCCGATCCAAGTCCAATTACTAACGCCGAAATTGGATACATCATGGAGACGGGTTCGCCCGCTGCAAATATTCCAGCGCGCCCGCACATGATACCTGCCATTAAAGAGAACAAGCAAAAGATAGCGGAATATTTAAAATTAGCGGGTAGAGCCGCTATGGATGGCGATACGGCTGGTGTATTCCGTTATATGAACGCTGCCGGATTATTTACTGCTACTGCTATTAAGAAGAAGATCACTGACGGGGTTCCGCCTCCGTTGGCGGAATCTACCATAGCTGCCCGTCAACGCCAGGGCTTCTCTGGTGACACGCCATTACTGAGAACCGGACAATACAGAAACTCTATTACCTACGTTCTTAGAGACACTTCAGTCGTTAATCGTGAAAAGAAGGCCGGTGGTCGTACTGACCCAACGCCTATGATTAAGGATTAACGATGCCTCTATTAGACGTTACAGATGTATTATATGACCCTGATTTTTGTGAATCTATGGTCGTCTTTAGAAGACCCGTGACTATTGGTAATAATGGTCGCGAAACTATAAGTACGTATCAAATACTACCAAAACCCACTGGCGTCATTGTTCCGAGTTTCCAAGAACAAATTTCAAACCAGACCGAACGTCTACCGGATATGTCTTATACTCCTAGAGCAATCCGTGTATACAGTACATTTATTCTACAAGGTATAGTTCCTGGTTTTCTTGGCGATGTTATACTCTACCAGGGGGATAATTTTGTGGTGAACAAGATTATCTCCTTCACTCACTGGGGTGAAGGATTTATTGCCGCTGAGTGTAAAGCTATAGATTCATTCGATATGCCGCCGTCTTACTCATGACAGTAAACAATAGCTCAACAGGTGGTTTTCTCTTACCGGACTCGGAAATCGAGTTTGTCGGATCGGGGATTATTACCTTTGTGGGCAACGGCCCTATAGTTTGGGTTAATAGTATTCCATATCAGGTCCCCCTTGAGGACGATGCTCTTGATGACTTTTTCCAAGTATTAATTGTCGGACTGACAAACATTCCAGGAACAAACATACGTCCGAGATATCAGGAAGTAGAAGTCCCAAATATACCTAACTATGGCACAGATTGGGCTTCTGTAGGTGTAATGAGTATAGAGTCTGACGACTATCCGTTCGTTCAGCACTATGATGATATTTCCTATTCTAGTGGTACTTTTGCATTTGACCAGATGATTAGACATGAGAACCTTGAGGTTCTTGTGTCTTTTTACGGTCCTGATGCTGGGAATAATTGCTCTATACTTAGAGATGGTTTATATATACCACAGAACTTTGAGTATTTAACGCTTGCTGGTATGGGACTGACTGCTGCTGGTCCCCATATGCAGAGAATACCGCAACTTATAAAGACTAAGTGGTGGAATCGCTACGATATCACCCTTTATATAAAGCGTGCAATTCAGCGCCGCTATGCTATATTTAGTCTTCTAAGTGCAGCAGCACAGCTATGGTGTAATATATCTAATGATGCTGATATTGGGCCAAACCCTGGTCTACTTATCAACAACATACAGGAAACCCTCCCGTAAGTCGGTGGAACAGTAAAAATGGCCCTTCAGCTTCCAGTCTCTCGTCTGATCTCGGTCCAGACAAACCTGTTTACATCGGCAGGTCAATTCCAAAACTTCGCTGCTGCGATGATCGTTGGTCAAACCGATGGTATTATCAACGTAACAGAGCGTTATCGTACTTATTCTAGTCTTACGGCGGTAGGAACAGATTTCGGCACGACCGCCCCCGAATACTTAGCTGCACAGACCTTCTTCGCAGCCAAACCACAACCTGCACAGGTCATGATTGGTCGTTGGGCGCAAGCTGCTACGCATGGCCTACTTGTTGGTAGTGCTTTAGTTGGTTCTCAGCTAACCCTTTCAAACTTCACTACTATAACTACAGGCTCTTTGAAAATCTCTGTTAATGGTGGTGCAGCACAAGAAGTTGATAGTATCAACTTCTCCAGTGCAAGTAACCTAAATGGTGTGGCCTCTATACTCACTACTGCGTTAGCTAACGCTAGTATAAATTGTTCTTGCACTTGGACCGGTACGAATTTCAAACTAGTATCGTTCCTAACAGGTTCTTCTGCATCTATATCTCTACCACAAACACCATCAACTGGCGTGAATATTGCGTCCGTGATGGGCTTCTCTACCGGCGCATATACCGTTGCCGGTATTAACGCTGAAAGCGCCCTGGCTGCCGCCCAGGCCATTGATGCTGTTACCCCGTTCTACTGGCTATCGTTCAGCGCCTCTCCGTCGCTTCAGACTTCAGATATGCAGGCGATTGCATAGTGGGTAGAGGGTGCCGCAACCCCGCACGCCTACAGCCTAACCACCAACGATCCAAACGCACTGAACCCGCTTTCCTCGGCGGATATCGGTTCAATCCTGAACGGTCTAAGTCTCACCCGTACATTCGGACAGTGGTCTTCAACAAACCCATATGCCGACTGCGGTATTATGGGAATTGGTGTCGGTATCAACTGGCTCGGCTCAAATACAGTGATTAACTTCATGTATCAGCCTGAGCCTGGAGTAGCGGCGGAAAATCTGAATATCAATCAGGCAAACGCGCTAGATGCTAAGAACTATAACTATGTTGCCACTTACAGCAACGGTTCTACTGTGCTTGAAAACGGCAATATGTTCGGTACAGACTACATTGACGAACGTGTAGGTGCTGACTGGCTATCTAACTATATCCAAACCAATCTATTCTCATTCTTATCCTCTGTAGGTACCAAGGTCGCTCAGACTGACCAAGGTATTCATACAATGTATAATAATATCGCAGCATCTATGAACCAATCAGTTAGAAATGGTCTAGTTGCACCGGGCGTCTGGAATGCCGCCGGTTTCGGACAGTTAAATCAAGGCGATACACTTCCTACGGGCTGGTATATCTACGTACCACCAGTAGCTTCTCAAAGCGCGACCACGCGTGCTCAACGTATCTCGCCAACGTTCCAAATCGCTGCTAAGCTCGCTGGAGCGGTCAACAGGGCCAACGTCATACTGAACTTTAGTAGGTAAGAAAGATACGTATGCAAGATCAACATAAACATTACGTTTATGCTCTGTATAGAGAAGACGGAGTAACACCATTCTATATAGGGATGGGTTGTGGCGACCGTTGGCTTGATCATGAAAGATATATAAACACCAGAAAAGATAATCCACACAAGGTGAATATTATTAAATCCATGCTCGATAAGGGTATGAAAGTACCTAAAAAGAAGCTGGCTGTTGGATTATCTAGAGAACAGGCATTCTCCATTGAGATAGAGCTTATCTCAAAAATTGGTAGAACCTGCGAAGGTGGCCCATTAGTAAATGTTACTGCTGGTGGGGAAGTTGGAAATACTTCAACCGGTAGGGTATTTAGCGAGGAAACAAGAGCTAAGCTGTCAGCCTCTAAAAAAGGTCGTAAGGCTTCGGAAGAAACGCGCGCTAAAATGTCTTCTATAGCTAAAGATAGAAAATATTCAGACGAAACGCGCGCTAAAATGTCAGAATCTAAAAAAGGGCATATCCTATCAGAAGAGGGACGCAGGAAGGTCTCAGAGGCAAAAAAGGCCTATTGGACTCCTGAAAATCGCGAAAAGTCTTCTTTACGTCAAAAGGGACGTAAGGGAAATGTAATATCTGAAGAACAAAAGTTAAAAATATCCTCCTCCTTAAAAGGTCGTGTTCGTTCAGAAGAGACCAAAGCAAAAATGAGGGAAGCCTGGAAGAGAAGAAAGGCCCTCGCCAGTTCTCAAAAACAATCCGGAGTAGAGTAAGATGCTTCCTCAAACTTACAGTTTCCTTAACACATATGCTGCGATATCAGGGCCAGGATTATCAACATCATTAGGCTCCGGATCAGGTAACGCCGAAGAAGGCATTACTATAGAAGCCACAGAAGACAAGAACACCCTAAACGTCGGTGCTGATGGTTCGGGTCAGAACGTTCTGAACGCCGCTAACAACGGTACAGTGATCGTTCGTCTTCTAAAGACTTCGCCAACCAATGCTGTTCTTATGGACGCTTACAACGCCCAAAAGTCAGGTACGGCGAATTGGGGTCAGAACGTTATTACTGTAATGGATATTGCCCGTGGAGATAGCTTCACGGCCATTGGATGCGCCTTTAAACGCCGTCCATCCATTACTTGGAGTAAAGCCGGCCCAATGATCGAGTGGTCATTTGACTCGGTTGATATTGAAGGTGTACTAGGTACAGGTACGCCTACAACCACCGGCTAATCTCTCTTCTAACCCTTAGACATGGAAATCACGGCCCATGCATCCGAACTTCAAAGAATTCACTGTCGGTGCTCATGTTTACCGTTGTGGTAAAATGAATGTCCGCACACAATTTCACGTCTCTCGTAGACTACTTCCAATCTTCGTTGGTCTCGCCAAAGGTGGCGAAGCTGATGACATGATAGGCCAATTTGGCGGCTTAGCTGAAGCTCTTGCTGAACTAAAGGATGATGAAGCTGATTATGTAATCAGTCATTGTCTGCAAGTCGTCCAACGTAAACTGCCCGGCGATACCGGCTGGGCTCCAGTGTGGTCTAATAGTGGCAATACACTAATGATGGACGATATTGGTATGGTCGAAATGCTCCAGATGGTTGCGGAGGTAATCGGTCATAACCTTGCAAATTTTACGGAAGGACTCCCCTCGGGCTTGAAGGGCCTGATGCAGAATACCTAGGGTATACTCCAGTAGACCTACCTAATGGCGAAGGATGGCTTTGGCGTCCAGTAGTCACTCTACATTTAGACCCTATACACTTAATTGATGGTACAATTGACCTTGAATTCCTAGCCACTCTAAACGATGCGTTGGATGCACACGAAGAAAACAAAAGACTAGCAGAAGAAGTTGCAGAAAGGCGCAGAGGAAAATAAATGGCTACGGATACCAATATTCTTAGGGAGTTTTTGGTCACTCTTGGCTTTAAGGTCGAGAGTGCAGATAAGTTTAAAGAGAGTATCGAGAGTGCTACAAGACTAATCGGTCAATTGGGAACAGCCATTGAGGCCATTGGTACTCTCGGACTTAAAGGTCTTAATAAGACCGCCGATAGTCTAGTAAACATTAAATATTTGAGCCAACAACTCAGTGGTACTCCTATGCAGAGTATCATGGCGTTCAACTATGCCTTAGGCCGTTCTGGCGTAAGCGCTGAAGACGCAATGGGCTCTTTAAAATCATTTAGTATGGCTGTTATGAGCAGCCCAGGTCTACTTCCCGCTCTTACCGGATATGGCGTTAGTGCAACTGACGCTACCGGCAAGATGAGAGATATGACACAAATTCTATATGATTTTGGTAAATGGGCTAAACAGAGTAATGAATCGTTAGGTTCACAATTCCAAGCCTTTAATGTCGGCGAGCAACTAGGTCTCAGTAAAGAGATGGTGCTTGCTTTAGAGCGTAATCCTGGGATGTACGCTCAACAAGACATTAATAAGATGAATAGGCAGGGACATAACGAGAAATATTGGGAGGATCAAGCCGCTAAAGCAAAGAAGTGGCAAGATCAGTGGGCTAATTTCGTACAGACCATCCAGCATTATACGATGGACCTGTTCATGAAATTGGCCCCTATATTTGAACGTATAATCCATATCATAGATGCTTTAGGTAGTCATACCGGTAACCTATCTACTAAATTTATAGCTCTTGGCGCTGCGTTACTGCCAATCCTAGGATTTGGCAACCCATTAGTTGCAGTAATACTAGGTCTAGCCGGTGCTATAGCTATTCTTGTTAGCGACTTCCAAAATTGGCAACAGACGGGCCAATCTGCCCTCCCGTGGGCCGATTGGGCTCCTCAACTTCAGGGTATTACTAAAGACCTTAGAGATATAGGTAAAGCCCTTAGCGATGTATTCGGTGGTGCTAATTTAGGTAACCTTGGGGGAGTACTTAAAGGCTTTGTAAAGGATGAACTTCAGGCATTGAAAGACATGCTTGACGCACTTCTTCATGGCTTAGAGGCTATTAAGAAGTTCAAATCTGGAGATGTTAAAGGTGGATTTGGTAAGGTCGGTGAAGCTTTAAAGTCTGCCGGTACAGCCATGTTTACTGACCAGTTTAAAGCTCTCAAAGATGAAGTTCACAACTGGACAACGTCACCTCCAGGCCAGAAACAAGGGCCTGTAGGTAAAACTGTCGGCGCAATTGCTAATCAAATGGGCTCTTTCTTCTCTTCTAAAGGTTTAGATGCTGAACACGTTAGAGGAATTTTGGCCGGTATCTTTGCAGAAGGCGGCATGAATCCGGATGTAATATCTGGTAAGAAGAGGGGACCTAAATACGGAGCATTTGGTATAGGTCAATGGCTTGGTCCTCGTCGTGATGCACTATTTGCGAAATATGGTCCGAATCCAACTCTTGCTCAACAACTAGAGTTTCTTTGGTCTGAACTAAATGGCGGTGATAAAACTAGTAATGGCGCTGTCCTTAGAGCAGGCGGTGCTGAAGGTACTCTAGATGCATATATTAATACTTTTATGCGCCCACGCGCCGGTGCCGAGACTATTGGAGATTTAACCCGTGGTCGTAACTGGTTAGCTCAGAATCCCGGAAACACATTTACTCAAATAAATAATAAGGTTGATATCCACGTTCATGGTAGTAATGATCCTCATGCTACGGCTGATGCAGTAGCTCGACAACAACAACGTGTCTACGGAAATACCGTGCGTTGGAATAAACCGGCGGCTTCATAAATGAGCTTTTTAAAC